GGCAGAAAGGAGTGACCCAAGATGACCACATCAAGCCGAGTAAAGGCTCTTCTGGAGCTGACCGAGACCGACCAGAACACCTTCGCCGCCGCTTTCGGGATGACCACCCCGCAGGCCATGAACAACAAGCTGAGACGGGACAGCTGGTCGGCTAGAGACCTCGCCAAGGCAGCCGCCCTCTGCGGCGCAAAGCTGGCATTCATCCTCCCGGACGGCTCCCAGCTTATCCTCGCACCGGACGAGGATTGACCGCTACACTACAAAATGCCCCGCGCCGGGAGGATTGTCCTCTTCAGCGCGGGGCATTTTGCTTGCATACAGTTGCAACAAAATTCTAGTTGTTCGCAAC